ATACGTCAGGCAGATTGACTAGCGACTTAGCTGTTAGTTTTCTTTCGGATGTAGGGTCAGCCACAATTATGTGGAAGGTGGATAAACGTTTTGCAGAAACAAAAAAGTCACACCATTTTTGATAACCTATTGTTGTGCGCAGATAAGCAACAGGCGCAAGCATACCAAGAACAGTGCCCAGAAATGCAGTGTCGTTCTATTAACGTAATAGCAAAAATGGATACCCTAAAGGTCCTTCATTTTGGAGTTTCTCCCGGCTTGTACACTCAGTGTCAATACGACGCAATCATGATGAAAAAGCTAAAGACCGTAACACGTATTCTGAACAATGCCGTGAGAGCAACGAGGAAATCCGTAGAAGACGCTTCGGCGTCTTTTTATTTACCCGAGCACTCCGCCAAACGGTGAGGTGCTATTTTTGTGCAACAAAAAAGCCCTCGCTCTGGGAAAACGAAGGCCAATCACTTTTGAAGTGTGAGAATGAACTCACTAAGTCATTGTAACACAATACTTATAATAGGCACATAAAAAAGCTCTCGGTTGGGGGCCGGGAGCTAGAAGATTAGGGTAGTACCGAGGAGTGAAAATGAGTATCTGTTGGGAACAATTTAATTTTAACTCATCGAAATTTTTTAAGCAACAAAAAAGCTCTCGGGGCCAAATCCGAGAGCCTGAGGAATAAAAATGAAAAGAGCAGCACATGATTGCATGTGGCTCACAATTATTATATTTCAGGAGGCGAGTAGATGCAATGGACAGATGAACAAATCAGTGGCATTAGGAAGCTCGCCTCTGAAGGCTTTACCAGACGCGAGACGGCAGACAAGCTCGGGATTAGCTATGATGCGCTTCAAGGTAAAGCAAGACGGCTTGGCATCGAGTTCCAAAAACCGCTAAAGAATGAATACGATTCAGACGGAACACAATCCAGTGAAACCATTCTAAAGGTTGTCAGGGGTCACAAAATGACGCCTAGAGAGGTTTTGGAAGCTCACGGGTATGATTACGCCAAGTGGGAGCTTGTACGTGCTACAAGCAATTACTGGAAGCAGAAGCCTGAAGCAACGCTTTTCCAGAGCAAGATACAAATTAGGCCGTTAGTTGAAGCAGAACAATATGAATCATTGATGAATGACATCATCACACACAAGGAGCCGTATCAAGCTAAGGCTCCTATTTTTGTGGAATCAGATCGCTATCTGGTCATTCCTGCTTTCGATACACATTTCAACGGTCACACGTTTGATGTCTATGCCGAATCTCTTAAGCGTCAGCTAGAAATCATTCAACGCGGCCACTACGCAAAGATATTGCTCATTATGGGCGGTGATCTGGCTCATGTGGATAATATCAACTCAACCACAGCAAAAGGCACACAGCTCGAAACAACCGACTTAGGCGAGACTGTGAACGAAATGGAGCAATACTTCGAGACGTTGATTGAATCAATTATCAAGAACGCCAATGAGTGTGAGGTCATGTATTGTGCCGGAAATCATGATCCGTCAGTTGGATATATGTTTGCGCGTCTATTGAAACGTGCCTACAGCAACCAGCCGAACATCACTTGGGATATATCACTGAAGCATTACAAAGGCGCTATGCTTGGTAACAACTTCATTGGTGCTACTCACGGAGACAAGGGCAAGAATAACTACCTTGCGAAGTATCTTGATGAGTTCGGCTTCATGCTAGGCACAGCACAGAACCGCGAACTGTTCACGGGGCATCTGCATTCAGAGATGAGCAAAGACCTGGGCGGATTCGTTCAGCGTCAAGTATCAACGCGCAAGCCAACTGACAAATGGACTGATGATATTGGCGTGGTTGCTCACAAAACGTTTGAGCTGGTCGAATACAGCGCTCATGATACTCGTGCCATTTACTATGTGTGAGGTGATTTCATGGCTCAAATGATTACAACAAAATACGGCGTTTACATGCCGAAAGTTGAAGCGTGGACCATCGGCAAGATTGACAGAGAAATTGTCCGTTCACGCTCTAATCAAGTTAAGACGCGAGGCGGATACGCACATCCTGAAAGTAAGGTATGCTTGTCAAAAAGGGGGTGGATACTGTGGCATTCTACTTGCCGTCACCAAAAGACGTCTATAAGAACCTCAAGGACAAGTTGAAAAAACAGCGGGACAAGACCAAGGCTGACAAGAAGAAACAGCCTAGTAAAGACAATCCAGGAGTAACAACAGCTTAATGAATTATAACCAGCGATAGCTAACTAGCTACCGCTTTTTTAATGGAAGGAAGGTGTGGTGATATGTAATGCGACTGACAGCAAAACAGAAGAAGTTCGTTGATTCTTATATTGCTGATAGCAATGCCACCAAAGCGGCACTAGAAGCAGGATACAGCAAAAGAACGGCTAGGTTTGTAGGTGCAGAAAACCTAACAAAACCTAACATTAAAGCTGCCATCGATGAACGCATGAAACACATCGAGTCTGACAAGATTGCCAAGGCTGCTGAGGTGCTTCAATACTTCACTACCGTTCTCCGCGGAGAGGCAAAAGAGACAATTATAGTTAGCACTCCAGACGGTGCAGATGCTGTTGAAAACGAGCCAAGCATCAAAGACCGCATGGCAGCAGGACGCGAATTGTTAAAGCGTTACCCTGGTAATGATGAGCTGCTCAATGCTCAGCTAACGAAGATCATTACTGATATTGAGAAAACTAAGGCTGATGTTCGCAAGTCAAAAGCTGAGGCTGACATCATGGAAGCAAAGGCCAGCGCCTATCGCACACCAGAAGGCCAAGATGGAGGACTAAACAAGCTTTTGGCAGCAATTGATGAGAGTATTCCAAAGGGCGGTGATGTCAATGACAACTCCGATTGATCAATTCAAAGGGAAACAGTTAGACATCATCAACTGGTGGCGCCGCTATCCAGACAAGCAGACAATCATTGCTGATGGTGCTGTGCGTTCCGGAAAGACGTTTGCGATGTCGATCAGCTATGTTCTGTGGAGCATGATTGTGTTTGACCGCGAGCAATTTGGCATTGCCGGCAAAACCATTGGATCATTGCGTCGAAATGTTATCAGGCCACTCAAACAAACATTGCAACAAGTGGGATTCTCGGTTGTGGATCGGCGTTCAGAAAACATGCTGGAAATCAGCCTTGATGGAAGAACCAACCTCTACTATTTATTCGGCGGTAAAGATGAAAGCAGCCAAGATCTGATTCAAGGGATCACACTTGCCGGAATGTTCTTTGATGAAGCAGCTCTCATGCCACAGTCGTTTGTCAATCAAGCGACAGCGCGTGTTTCCGTTACTGGCGGCAAATACTGGTTCAATATGAACCCAGAGGGTCCGTATCACTGGTTCAAGACTGATTGGATTGATCAAGCAGACGATAAACGCGCATTGCGTCTCCACTTTGTGATGACGGACAATCCAAGCCTGAGCAATGAAGTTATTGACAGGTACGAACATATGTACTCAGGAGTGTTTTACCAGCGATATATTCTGGGACAATGGGTTCTGGCTGATGGAATTGTCTACGACAACTTCAATAAAGACGAGATGGTCAGCAATCCAAGCCAGCAGCCAAGCCGATACTATGTCAGTGTTGACTATGGCACACAGAACCCCACAGCTTTCTTGCTTTGGGGTAAATGCGGGTCTGTTTGGTATTGTCTCAAAGAGTACTACTACGATGGACGGCATAGCAGCAGACAGAAGACAGATGATGAATACGCTCGGGATTTCAGCCAATTTGTCGGTGACATACGCTGTGAAGTGATTGTTGATCCATCAGCGGCTTCATTTATTACCAAATTGAGAGAACGCCGGTATCGAGTTATTAAAGCTGATAACGATGTGCTAAACGGCATTAGAGAAACGCAAACAGCTATGAACTCTGGTGAGATCAAGTTCACACCTGGGCTAACTAATCTGTTCAAAGAGTTCGCTTCTTATGTGTGGGATGACAAGGCCAGTCAAAAGGGTGAAGACAAAGTGGTCAAGGCACATGACCACGCAATGGACGCCATGAGATATTTTGTCATGCAGGTAATCAAACGGAGAAATGCAGCTCATACGTTCAAGAACACAAGCAAATACTTCTAAGGAGGTGGCCATCATATTAACAGTTCAAGGGAAAGGCTCAATCACAGACGGAGATGTGTTTATTTTCCCGACTGATGAAGAGCTAACTGGCGATGACATCAATGCGTTTATTACCGCCAATGATGATCTAGCTAAAAACAAGTACCTTCCAGCAAAGAAAATGTACCTCGGTCAGCATCAGATTATTGATGATGCGAAAAAGGACCATGGGCCAGACAATCGTCTTGTTGGCAACTTGGCTCACTATATCGTGGATACCTACAATGGGTTTTACATTGGTATTCCACCGAAGATCACGCTCGATAACACACAGGACAACACCGTGTTGCAAGAGTGGAACGATACGAACAGCGTTCAGGACAAATTAAGCGAGATCAGCAAGCAAGCAGCCATTTACGGACGGGCGCTTGCTTTTTTGTACCAGGACGAAAACAGCAAGACGTGTATTGCGTACAGCTCGCCTATCAATTCATTCATTGTCTATGACGACACGGTAGCGCACAAAGCCATTGCGTTTGTCATGTATTGGCATGATGAAGACAAGACGTTGACCGGAAAGGTATACCTGAGAGACGGCATATACGCTCTTGATATGACACGCCTTGAAGGGACAGACGGATTTAACCCATTTAACGAAGTACCGGCAGTTGAGTTCTTCATGAACACCGAGCGTCAAGGCATCTTTGAAAACGTCGAGACGCTCATCAATGCGTTAGACAAGGTACTAAGCCAAAAGGCGAACCAGAATGAATATTTTGACAATGCGTACTTGGTTCTTAAGGGTCTGAAACTTGATGAAGACGATGATGGTAACCCCAAACTCGATCTTAACGGCAACCAAATCATCTATGCGCCAGACGCCGATTCTGCTCAAGGCGTAGCTGAATTTCTGACCAAACCTGATGGCGATGCAATTCAAGAACACCTCATTGACCGTCTCATCAGCATGATCTATCAGATTAGCATGGTCGCAAATCTGAACGACGAAGCATTCAGCGGTAATAGTTCGGGTGTCGCATTACAGTACAAATTGCTACCAATGAGGAACCTAGCGGCCAATCAAGATCGTAAGTTCACACAGTCACTCCGGTCCCTTTACAAGATCGCATTCAGTGTTGGGACAATCCTTCCAGAAAGTAAATCTGATGACTGGCAAAAGCTTAACTTCGCATTCACGCGAAATCTTCCGGAGAACATTACCGACGAAGCGGACGCGGCTTCTAAACTCAAAGGGCTTGTATCAGATCAAACCATGCTGAGTACCTTATCGTTTGTCGATGATCCTAAGGCTGAAATTAAACGTATTGCTGACGAGACTGCCCAGAAAGCAAAGGACGCTGCTACTAACAGCCCATCAAGTCCAGACTTCCAGAAATTCATGAATGGTGACGATGCCAGCGGTACAGATGCTAAGACTGTTCAGCAAGTAAGCCTTAATGGGTCTCAGATCACGTCTATGATTTCAATCGTGCAGCAGGTTGCCTCACATGCTTTGCCAAGAGAATCAGCTATTCAAATGCTTACTTCCGCGTTTCCCTTTGATGAGGAGAAAGCTGCCGAGATTCTGGGAGATGCCGGCAAAGGATTTGAACTGACCCCAGACGGCAAGCCTTCGACTGATGGAGGGAGCAATGATGACAACAACGACTCAGCAACTGATAGCGAGTAATTCCGCATACTGGAATAAGCGAACGGCCGCTGAACGGAAATGGATTGTCGAGAACCTTAAGAATGACGAGGCGTTCAATGCCCGAATTCAGGAATATTTTGACAAAGCTTTAACCAACATTCAAAAGGATATTGATTCAGAGCTTGCCAAGTATGCCGCATATAGCAACGACAGTATGGCCGGTGCGCGTCAAGCAGTGATGGCTACCGATATTAAAGCTTATCAAGCGGAAGCAAAGTCGATTGTTGATGATGCTAGAAAGATGTACAACGGCGAACCGCTCAAATATTCCGACTTTAGCAAGGATGTCAATGATCGTCTCAAGCTATACAACGCTACCATGCGCATTAACCGTTTAGAAATGCTTAAGAGTGAGATTGGTCAAGAAATGCTTGATGCACACATGAAAGTGAACGCTGATCTAGTCTCGAAATTGAGCGATGATTATCAATCTGAGATCAAACGGCAAGCCGGAATACTTGGAGAGACGGTATCTAAGAGCGGCTACACTGATTTAGCCAAGCTGCTCTCCAAACGAGAGGGAGATTACACCTTCTCACAGCGCATTTGGATCAACCAAGACATTCTTAAAGCTGAACTGGATGAGCTATTGACTGCCGCCACCATTCAAGGACAGAGCCCACTAAAGATTGCTCGCAAGTTACGCGGTCAAGTGGCAGAAACGGTGAACAATCACCGCTATGTGACAGAACGAATTGCACGTACTGAGTCAGCTCGGATTCAAACACAGGCGCAATTAGATAGCTTCAATAAGTTCGGCTATGACTATTGCAAATGGGTAGCTGAGCCAAGCGCGTGTGATGTATGCAAGGAGATTTCAGAAGGCGGGAGAACTGGTAGAGGCATTTATCGTGTAGACGATGTGCCAGATATTCCAGTTCACCCCAATTGCCGATGCTCCATTGCGGCTTATATGCCAGACGATGATTAGGAGGAAATACCATGAGTGATGAAGATTTGAAAACTCGTGAAGGCATCAAGAAACGACTACTTGATTTGGCCGCATTAGCTAATGTCATCAAAGATTATCAGCTAGGAGCGCTTATCCTCACCGCATACAATCGATGCGATGACAATGTGACCATTCAGAATGGCAATTTATATGTCAACGGCAAACTGATGATAATCGACAATGCGACACTTGCCAATTATATGGCACTGTCATTTACTGCCGACACTAAATCAGCATATTCAGGAGGAAAAGCAATGAAGCAACTAATCGTTTTTACAAATAATGGACAGACATACATGTTTGATAATGTCTCTGATTTCAAGCCAACTACTAAGGGATTCAGCTTTGAATATACTGGCACTGCAACAGGCGTGAAACGGACAGCAGTATTCAGTAGTACAAGCGCTTGTGGATACGCGTTGGCAGATGTCGCTGAAAAGACGGCATCAACCAAACACGAGCTTGATAAACGATCTAGAGGTGCACAACGCCGTAAAGGATTTTTATAAGCCGCAGCTAGCGGCTATTTTTATGCCATCAAGTCCAAGCGTGATCGACTCTAAAAGCTCCGGTAAATTAAGACGCAAGCCTGATCCGTCTAAAAAGCTGTGGAAGGAGTTCTGAACATGATTCCTAAGATTTTAATGCCAATGAATTTGCAATTTTTCGCTGAAGATACTGGTGCTGACGGTAGTCAAGAGAACCAGCAAAACGGCGAATCTCAAAGTGACAATGACACCAACGCTCAAGACTCGGAAAATGGCCGAGACAGTTCTGATGAAAGCTCTGATCGGCATACCTACACGGATGAACAGGTCAACGACATTGTTAAAAAACGTCTTGCTCGTGCCGAGAAGGAGAAACAAGCTGCTGTTGACGAGGCCGCAAAGCTAGCCAAGATGAATGCCGACCAGAAGAAGGACTACGAGCTAGAAAAGGCTCAAAAAGAGCGAGACGAACTCAAGTCACAGCTTGCCACCTACGAGATGGGCAAACAGGCTCGATCGATGTTTGAGGACGCCAAATTGACAGTCACTGAGGACGATTTGCAGCACGTTGTAACGCCCGAGGCAGAATCAACCGAGACAAATGTTAAGTGGCTCATTGCGCATGACCAAGCAGTAGCTGAAGGTGTTCGTCAAGAGTTGCTTAAGGGCAGCACACCCAAAACGCATGGTTCAAAGGTGGAGACTCCGGGCGCGGCATTTGCTAAACAACGGAATCAGCAGAGCCAAGCTGTTAGCGATCCATGGAAACAAAAATAAGGAGGTACTTTTATGTACGCAGGTAAAAAGGTAACCGCATCTGAGATCAACTTCTTGGATAGCGAGAAATTCGTTTCATTCACTCGCCAAGCCGACAGTTCAACTGATGGTGTCGTAAATGGTGTATTGCCAGCAGGTTCTATCTATCCAAAGAACGATGCAACGGCAGTCGGTGTGACCATTAATGATGTTGATGTTAGTGAGGGTCCTCAACCCGTAGGCGTCATCGTTGAAGGATATGTGAACGCAGCTCGCTTGCCAGTCAAGCCGTCCAGTAATGCTATCACTGCGCTGAAAGAAATCAAATTCAGCCACGTTTCTGACTAAGGAGGATTAACTTATGCCAGCTATTTTAGATTTGTTTAATCAAAAGACGGTACTTGATTACGTTCAAAACCGCCAGTATCCGCAATTACTTGGGGACACCTTGTTCCCATCAACCAAAATTAATCAGTTGGATTTTGAATTTCTTCGTGGTGGGTCTAAGACGCCTATCGTGGCATCTATTTCTGCATTCGATACGGAAGCGGAGATTGGCAGTCGTGAAGCGAGCGTTCAGGCCGCTGAACTCGGCTACATCAAACGCAAGATGCAGCTTAAGGAAAAGGACCTGATCGCATTACGCAATCCGCGCACACCGGCTGAACAGAACTACCTGACCAGCCTTGTGTACAACGACTTGGATGTTTTGGTTCAAGGCGTTTATGCACGCGTTGAAAAGATGCGCATGGAGGCTTTGGCAACTGGGAAGATCACCATCAATGAGAACAATCTCAACTTCAATGTTGATTACCATGTTCCAGAAGAACACCAAGTTACCGCAACTACTTCTTGGGATGCAAATGGTGCTGATCCGATTAAGGACTTGCAAGACTGGTTTGCACTGCTCGACTACGTGCCAACGCGAATCTTGACTTCTTCCAAGGTACAGACTGCCTTGATCCGGAGTAAAGCATTTGCTGACTACTTCAAGACAGCAGGCCTGTTGCCTAGTGTTGGCAGTCTCAATGCGGTTATGCAGTCGTTCGGCTTGCCAACTATTGTCACGTATGATGCCAAGTACCGTAAGCAGGGAGCCAAAGGTATCTATACCGTTGAACGGTACTTCCCGGAAGACACTTTGGTAGCCTTTGGTGATGACCAGCTCGGGCAAACCGTTTATGGTCCTACCCCTGAAGAGTCCCGACTGATTTCAACTCCGGGTGTTCAACAGGGCACTGTTGGCAATGTGTTTACCACCGTTTACGAGACTACGCAAGACCCAATTGCAACGTGGGAAAAGGCGGCAGCCACCGCGCTTCCGAGCTTTCCAGAAGCCGAGAATGTCTTGCAAGCCAAAGTGCTCGTTCCAGGCAAAACAACTACTACCACCACTTCGCACGGTTAATCAATTGATGCAAGTCGCCTATCGAAATAGGACAGTACGGGAAACTGGGCGGCTGATTGGAGGACAGAATGAAACTCATCTTGTGTCAACCCGCTATTCAGAGATTCGAATGGGAATTAGAAGTCTGCCTAACTAATCTGCAAAGTGTCGGGTTTGACATGAAAGATGTCGTTTTGCTCTTCACCGTGCATGATTATAAGGTGCCAGAAACGCTTGCCAGCAAATATGGAGTAGAAGTACACACGTATACCGACAAGCGCTCAGACAGGCAATATATTCCGTCTGTGAAGCCTTGGCTGTGGTGGCAGTATCTAGCTGAGGACCCCGAACGCGAAAAAGAGGACTATTTCTACTTCGATAGCGATGTGATCTTCCGTAAACGGCCAGACTTTCGCAAGCTGAAAGCAAAGTCTGATCGCTGGCTGTGTAGCAACACGCTTAGCTATATCAGCGTTGACTATATCAAGCAGTGCGAACACGGAGAAGAAATCTTGAAACGCATGGCTGACATTGTCGGCGTTACGGTAGCTTCGCTTGAGACGATCAACCACAATTCTGGCGGTGCTCAGTGGCTCATCAGTCACCCATCAGCTGAATACTGGCGGAAGGTGTATGCCGACAGCAACCGACTGTGGCACTACTTTCAGACGGTCGACAGCAATATCCAGAAATGGACCGCTGAAATGTGGGCGCAACTCTGGAATATGATGTATTTCAACATTGGACCCGTCATCAGTGATGAGCTCGATTTTTGTTGGGCTACCGATCCAGTCAAGCGGTGGAATGAAACCAAGATCATGCACAATGCTGGTGTTACCGGTGATATGCATGATCTTTTCTTTAAGGGCAAGTACACCGATCGAGTCCCGTTTGGTGATGACCTTAGCTTCGTTGATAAGTTGAAGTGCTCATACAAGTACGCTCAAGCAATAAAGGCGGTGAAGTGATGGCAGAAAGCGATCCAATAAAACTTGCAGATTTGAAGACGATGATGGAAATCAAAACTGACGCACAAGATGGTGTGCTTAATCTCATCATCAAAAATACCACGCAAGCCTTACGATTTAAGCTCGGTTTGCGAACGGATGAGGCCTTTCCTAATGAGTTAGCCTACATTGCCTTGGAAGTCTGCGTGCGACGATATAACCGGCGTAAGAACGAAGGAATGACGTCATACGAGCAAGAAGGCCAGTCGTTCACGTTCAAGTCTAACGACTTCGATGATTTTGCTGACGACATCAATGACTGGAAAGAAGCCAACGGGAAGAATGCCAAGTCTCTTGGGACCGTTAGCTTCATTTCTGGCCATCCAAAGAGGTGATCGTATGCGGTTAGATCATGAGGTTACGTTCTGGCTTGATGATGAAGAATACAACCCTAAAACGCATGAGTACGGTGAACCAAAAGAGGTAGCCAGTGCTGCTGCTAGTATCACCGACACGGGAACCGACAAGAGCGTTCAGCTATTCGGAAACTATGCTCAAAAGGCAAAGGTGATCCGACTAGTTGAGCCAGTCACCGTCAATTGGAGCTATTTAACGATTGATGATGAAGCGACTCATTATGCCCTCAATACTGACCGTGTCCCGCTTCAAAACGCTACTTTGATTGTGGGTGAGACGAAATGAGCAAAGTTGGGCTTGGCTATCGTATTCAGCTAAAAGGCATGGACAAGTTGGTTGCTGGTCTGCTGAAGCGAGCAAAGATGGACGTTGTCAAACAAATCGTCAAGCAGCAGACAGCACAGCTGCAAACTCGTTCTCAGCAAATGACGGGCACTGTGTATACAGGCCACTATGAGTGGGCTAAGGGAAAAGGACGCGTTCTTGTCAAACCAACCGGTGCCACAAAGCGTGGCATCAAGTTAGCAATTACTGATTCGGGGCTGTCCGGTATCGTAGCGATGACGCAAGAATACAATCCGTACACCGAAAAAGGGACCCGTTTCATGCGGGCACGTCCTGTATTGAAGCCTGCGTTCCTTTATCAGAAAGTGCAGTTTATTAATCAGCTTAAACAAGCAGCAAAGTAGGTGATTCAAATCACATCACCAGAGCAAGAACTCTACGACTACTTCTATGCTTTCTCGCAATCATCTGGGTACAAGACCTACGACCATTTGCCCATGCAGCAGGAGAACGCCCCGTATCCCTTCGTCATTGTTGGGGATATTCAAGTCGTACCTACTGCAACAAAGACGTCACTCAATGGTAATGTGCTAATCACCATCGACATCTGGGGCGACAAAAAACAGCGTTTCACCGTATCTGATATGGCAGAGCGCTTTTTTCGTGCCGCGATTGGACAAGTGCTAACCAATGACTACCGATTCTATGGACGTGTAGAAGATCAGTCAAAAGAGTTCACACAAGACCGGAGTGTCCCTGACACGGTTCTCAACCGAGCCACGCTGATACTCAATCTAAATATTTTATAGGAGGCCATCACATGGCAAATGAATTAAAAGTGCTAGAAGGCATGGACGTTGTTGCCTTGGCTCGCAAACATAGCGATCAAGCAAAGGTTAGCGGCCAAATTATCCCTTGGCAGACTTCGCTGTCATTTGATCCGTCTGTTGACAGTGATTCTACCGTTACCAAGGACGGCAATGTAGCAACTCGTAGTTCCGCAAGTACCGATCTTGAAGTCGAATTTCTTAATAACACAGCCGCAATTGCAGACGTAATGTATGACTCACTGTTTGACGGCGAATTGCTCGACTTTTGGATTCTCTACCGCAAGCGTAAGAATTCTGCTGGCAAGTATTACGCATGGTACATGCAAGTTACCGTTCAAGAAGACAGCAGCGACAATGACCCTGATGATCACTCTACTCGCGATGTCACATTCTCAGTTAACGGCACGCCTAAACGCGGATGGACAACTCTCGATGACGAAACTCAGGAACAGGTCGATTACGTATTCCTTGGGGTTGGCAAGGTCACTAGCCTTGATAGTACCGGCGGTGGTGTCAAGTGGGATTCTGTTAAAGACCCAGGTACGAGCGAAACAACTACTACCACCACAACCACTTCGCATGTTTAATTAATTGATGCAAGTCGCCTAAGAAAGTCATAGTACGGGTGAAACCCGGGCGGCTTTAAAAGAAAGGATTTTAAATCATGCAATTAACCATTAACGGTAAAGAATACGAACTTAACTTTGGTGTCCGCTTTGTTCGAGAAATGGATAAGAATATGGGTGCCGTCATGCATGGCATTAACTTTGGAATGGGTGTTGCAAAGGCACTAGCTGGTCTGAATGCATACGATGCTGCTGTTTTAGCAGACACCATTTATTCAGCCACCGTTGCATCTAAGAAACGCCCGTCAGCTAACGAAGTTGATGACTTTATTGACAGCAACACGGACTTAGACTCTTTATTTAAGCAAGTTGCAAATGAAATGAACAGTGCTAACGCAGTAAAAGCAGTAGCAAAAAACATGAAGGCCTAGATGAGGACGAAAGCGTTCAAAAGAGTAGTGAAGAAACGTATCACGAAATTTTGTTAAACGCATTTGCCTATCTAGGCTTTTCTGATATTCGGAAAATCGAACGCATGACGCTTGTTGAGTATGAGCTGCGCATGGAAGCCTATCAGCTTAAGCAAGTCGACAGACAGAACGAAATTGCACAGCAAGCATGGATGAACCAGCAAGTACAGGCAACAACCGGGAGCAAGAATCCTAAGCCGAAGTTCAAGACATTTGATGACTTCTTTGACAAGAAAGCAGCTATTGATAGCGTGCGATCAAATTATGAGCCAAATTATGAAGTGTCACAGATGAGCACAACCGAGCTAAAACATACTAGAGCTCAAGTGTTCGCAAAACGGATGGCAGAATTTCAGCGTTTGAAGCGCGAAGGCAAAATCATTCCGTTATCTGAAAGAAAGGAGGGAGCACATGGCTGACAGTTTTAGTGTTGAAGCAATTTTATCCGCCGTTGACCGCAACTTTTCGGGGACTTTTAATAACATCGCGAGTTCTGCGTCAAAAGTCGGTGATAGCTTTGAAAAGTCGACAAAGCCAGCGGGGAATTTTGTATCAACCGTGAGCAAAATTGCTGGAGCTATAGGACTTACCAAAGTGGTAGGGGCTATTGGCGATGGTGTGAGAAGCATGGTAGGAGAACTAGACGAATCAAGCAAAGCTTGGCAGACGTTTGAGAGTAATATGAAGTTTCTTGGTAAGACGCCTGCACAGATTTCCTCAATTGAAAAGTCGTTACAATCATATGCTCAGGAGACCATTTACAGTTCATCTGACATGGCTTCTGCCTATGCGCAGTTTTCATCAGTAGGTGTAAAAGGAGTTGGCCGCCTTGTTAAAGGTATGGGTGGCCTAGCTGCTGCCACTGATGATCCCAAGCAAGCCATGAAGACATTGATGGAACAAGGCACACAAANGGNTGCTAAGCCAATGGTGCAGTGGGCTGATTTTCGTCTAATGCTTGAACAGACTCCGGCAGGCATGGCAGCCGTTGCTAAAGCAATGGGCATGAGCACCAAAGAACTGGTTCAGAATGTTCAAGACGGTAAAATAAGCACGCAGCAGTTCTTCGATGGTATCGAAAAGGCCGGCAACAGCAAGGCTTTCCAGAAGATGGCCACGAGTTACAAGACAGTCGGTGAGGCAATGGACGGCCTTCAGGAAACACTGGCAAACAAGCTTCAGCCTGCATGGCAGGCAATGTCTAAAGTCGCTGTCGGAGCTATTAGCGGAATCATTGATAAAATTGGCGCCATTAATTTTAATTCTGTTATAGCATCAATCGGCAACTTCTTTTCTCCGTTTTCGGCATTGATTTTGAACATCAAGACACAACTAAGCAGCTTGGGGAAGGGCGACTCGATGAGCGGACTAAGTTCCGTTCTCCAAGGAGTCGGATCCGTTTTACAAACAATTTGGAGCCTAGTTGGTAGCTTAGTCAATGTTGCATTTGTCAATCTAATTAGTATTGCTCAAAAGGTCGGAGATGCTTTTAATTCGGCATTTGGTAATGGGCAAATGTCGGGACTATTTAACGGAATCAAACAAGCTGTTACAGATTTCGGAGTAGTAGCAATGGAAGCGATGACTACCGTTGGGAACTTTATTGCTAATTTACCGTGGAAAGCAATTTTTGACGGTGTTAAGGTCGCTCTAAGCGGAGTGGTAGCTGTTTTGAAGCCATTCGCAGCTATTGTTAAAGCGGCGTTTGCTAACGACATCGTTAAATCATTTGCTGCAGCGATCTTTGGAGCTGTCGGGGCCTTCAAAGTAATTGGATTAGCCATCGGCGGATTTTCAAGCGTTCTCGGTATTTTTTCTAAAATGATCGGCCCTATTAAAGGTGTTATATCCGTTATCACTAACTTCGGGACTATCGTAAAAACGGCTGGTGGTGTATGGAAAGCGTTTGGATTGATCTTAGGCATGAATCCGTGGGTACTTTTGATTGCTGGGATTGCAACAGTAGTTGCTGGTCTGGTGTACTTTTTCACTCAAACAAAAACCGGCCAAAAACTATGGTCGGGATTTGTTTCGTGGTTGCAAGGAGCTTGGCAAGGACTTGTCGGGGCTGCGCAAGCGGTTTGGAATGCTATATCGAACGCATTTACCTCTGCAATTAGCGGCATTCAGACAGCTTGGAGCGGCATTACAGGTTTCTTCAGCAATCTATGGACTGGGATTACGACAACGGCATCAGCTGCTTGGACAGCATTCACAACCACTCTCTCAGCTATCTGGCAAGGTGCTGTTACTGCAGCAACGGCAGTTTGGAACGCGCTATCCACATTCTTCACGACTCTGTGGAATGGAATAGTTGCGGTAGCCACTGCTGTATGGTCAACCTTTGGCGGTTCCCTGACGACAATTTGGAATGGGATTGTCCAAGTTGCTACCGGTGTTTGGAACATGCTTAAGGCAGTTATTATGGGTCCCATTCTTATTGTCATTGATTTGCTTACTGCAAATTGGACACAGCTAGGCGCTGATCTCCAGCTGATCTGGAATAGCATTGTTTCTGCCGCTGGACAGATCTGGAATGGTCTTGTTACGTATTTCTCCGGTATTTGGAGCCTTATTCAAACTTATGCAATGACTGTTTGGAATACTTTGGTTTCAACTTTAGAGGGACTTTGGAATGGTGCAGTATCTGCCGCTTCCGCTATTTGGAGTGCGCTTTCGTCATTTTTCAGCGGATTATGGAGCGGTATTGTGTCTACCACTGAGGGCGTATGGAACAGTGTTGTTTCATTCTTATCCGGACTATGGAGCGGAACAGTCAGCACGGCCGAGGGAATTTGGAACGCACTTCCCGGATTCTTTTCCGGATTGTGGAATAGCATTACATCATTTTTTTCATCAGCTTGGAACAATATAAAGTCTATTGTGATTGGAGCTGCTACTAGTATTTTTAATGGTGCTAAGGCTGTATGGTCTGGTTTTACTGGCATGGTAAGTGGAATAGTTAATGGCATCAAAGGAGCATTCAATGCACTTCGTAATTTTAGCCTGGCTGACGCTGGCCGCGCCATCATGGATAGCTTCTTCAATGGCCTCAAAGTAGTTTGGGGGAAGATCACCGATTTTGTTGGCGGAATTGCTTCTTGGATTCGCAAGCATAAAGGCCCAATCAGCTACGATGCCAAGCTGCTCATACCTGCTGGTAACGCCATCATGAACGGCTTAAATGCAGGGCTTACTGACAAGTTCTCAAATGTCCAAAAGAACGTTTCGAGCATGGCACAAGCTATTGCTGACAGTGCTGCAGTGACGATGCCGGAAGTGAGCGCTTCTCCCTTTGATGCATCATTGCAGTCGCTTAATAACAGTGTACAGGGTGCAACCTTGTCTTCAAATCTTGATGTCAACTACACTCGCAAGCAAACGATTGAGGTTCCTCTGTACATTGACGGCCGAGAGGTTGCTCGTGCAACCGCAAACCCAATGCAAACAGAGCTCAGTCGCATGACACGAATTAGCAATCGACGAAAGGGGCTATTTTAATTTTGTATTGATTTTAGAGAAACAACGCCCTTCACGGGTTCTGATGGTAATCAACACCCAGCAGAGGCAATGCTAATAGAATGGCCAGTACATTGAAGACTTGATTCCGGGTTATAGCACGCTGCAAGTCAGTGGCCGAGAACTACTAAGCCAGTCAATCGAAAAACAAACGATTGGCAAGTCAGATGGTGATTTCATCCAGTATGCTCGTAACCCTTCTCGTGAGATTGTTGTCGGCTACAGGCTGGCAGCATCGGACAATCTTTCGTTCCGGCAAGCATTCTATAAGCTCAACAGCATCCTTCATGGCGATAGTCATCAGGTTTCTTTCAACGATGACCCATCAAAATATTGGATTGCTACTTTTTCTGATATTGACGATGTTCCTAAAGGCCGGAATGCGATCACTTCCTCATTTACTTTGTTTGTCCCCGATGGCATCGCCCACTCGGTAGCCACGCAGACGGCTGACAACATGCCATACAAGGACGTGCCAGTGAACCTGCTTACGGGGACAACAGTAGTTAACACCGGTATTATTAAAGCTGGCAGCCAAGGAATTAGCGGTTATTCCCCAGGCTTAATCAGTATCATTGGCGGAGAAACATACACCTACAGTGTTTCGATGATTACTATGGGGTATATGGGACATTCTTCGATAGCTTGGCTCGACGCTAATAAAAATGTAATATCTGGTCAAGCAGGCAAGAATTATCCGTGGACAGCTAATGGAGGACGTTTTTCAAATACCTTCACGGCTCCAAGCAATGCGGTTTATGCTAATTTGACACCATGGTATTTTAGCCAAGCCCATACTTCAGACACGAATATATCTTGGAATCAGGAAAAGCTCGAAGTAGGCACTTCAGCTTCTCCTTGGTCGCCTAACCCGGCTGATCCAGAATATTACGCTGATACCATTACGGTGCCTAATGCTGGGACTTATCCATCTGAACCAGTTATCACGGCTACCATCAACGGTGATGACGGCGTGTTAACTGCCATTAATGATCAGGGCAGTGTGCTACAGTTTGGATCTCCCGATGAGACTGATGGCTTTGTGAAGCAAAAGTCTGAACGCGTTTATCATCTCGATTTCAATCAGACGCCAACAGGGGTAACGCTCAATAATGGCGTTACGGCTTTTCCTTACTATGGGCATGGCAATGATGCCAACGTACAGTCGGGACCGTTTGGATATGCAAATGGTATTGCCTACCCGTCCACTGAACGAACCGCTTCCAATTACTGGAATGGGCCTTCAATGAGCGGCACCATTCCACCAAATTCAAATGGCTCTAACACGGCTAATTTTCAGTTTGTCAATCGTGTCAATGTTGATACGAGCGGTCCTGAAGTCGGTCGGTTTGAGTTCAACTTGACGTACAAAGGCAAGATAGTTGCCTCACTCGCATTGTTTGATGACAGCCCAGCAAATGACCAGCTTGTCTTTTCGGGAACCCTTTCGGCTCCTAGTGCCAAGGCATCCACCGTGCGCCCTTTGTAACTTAACCTGTACTGACTTGCGTCAGCGGTTATGCGATGCGAATTTCTTTTTCAGAAACTCATACAAATACGCTGTGTTCTCGGCAATTTAAAACAATTAATACAATGATATCCAGTTTTCAAAGAACAAAGTCGCACCCGTTA